TTTGAAAAACTTTGATTAATCAAATATATAACGTTAGTTTTCAGGATTTTGTTTCAAGACTACAATCATACTATCGTGCATACCTGCTTTATCTGTAACCTTTTGTCCGAATGTATTATATCCTATAAACTTTACTCTGCCTTTTATAAACCTTATTTCTTTTTTGTTTGGNANTATGTGTTCGTGAAATAGTTTNGTNCTTGTAGATACAGGTAATAGTAACACACATAGTTTGCCTTTCTTAGATTCTTCTATTGCTTTTTTCACAAATGCTTCTTTTAGTTTTCTACTATATGGAGGATTAATAAAGTTTCTTTCTTTCCATTCTATTTGTAGTCCATCCCATTTTGTCGTATCGTGGTTTATTGGACACGGATCAAAATTAAAATCAAACTCATTATTCAGCTTATCGTAAAGCTCTTTAGGTGTTTCCCAATTATCGCTATGATTCAGGTTTCTGTTTTTCATCTAATTGTTTCTTGATTACCTCAACACTCATATAGATTTGGCTTACTATATTCTCTAATCTTTTTATTCTTTGTATTGTTGTGTGTTTTTTGTTTACCATAGTCTGCCTTGTTGTTTATGTTGTTCTATTCGTTTCTTTGCTGCTTCAAAGTATTCTTTGTCTATTTCATATCCTGTTAGATCAAAGCCTAAGTTATAACAAGCTATAGCTATTGAGCCACTACCTAAATGTGTATCAAGTATTGTATCTCCCTCTTTAGCATAGTTATCTAAAAGCCATTGATATAATCTTATAGGTTTTTCGGTAGGATGTATCGTATTTTGTTTTAGTAAATCAACTCTATTTATATTTACAACTCTTGTAGGTTTTTGAAAACTACTATAAGCTAATTCACAATCACTCATAGTTAAACCTATTTGTCCTTTAAACCATACAATCCAACCTTTTGTTCCTTTACTTAAATGTTTAACAAAATAATTAGCACCCCATATAATTTGATTCTTACTAACTCTTTGCAATTCTTTAAAGTATTTTTTATCAGGTATTTTGTTATCCCAATTTTTTTCTTTGTGATATTTTCTATCACTTTTCTTGCCTTGTTTTTTTTCTTTCTGTCCACTTATACCAATACCATAAGGAGGGTCAACAATAGCTAAGTCAAACTGATTGTCTGTCATTTCTTTCATAGCTTCCATACAGTCTTGGTTGTATATCATCCGTTTATTTTTTTATAATCGTTTAAATATACTTCTAATAAAGGACGAAAGTCCATAATTGAACTTACAGCTAAATGTCCTGTTTTTGCCATTACACCATATTGTTTTAATAAATAGTCTATTGCTCCTTTATTCTTTTTAGCTTTTTTGTATGCTACTTTAATAAACTCTCTTACACAATATGCAGTTATTTTTTCACTTCCGTACTTTTCATATAAGTCAGAAAGATTATAGAGTAAGTATTTACTAAACTTTATATCTTCTATTTTAGCTGTACCTTTTTTAAATTTACTATTATTAGCGTGTTGTCCTCTTGTAAAAAATATGTTTATTACGTTTCCTACTGATACATTGTTTGAGTTGCTTAAATAAGCATCATAAACTATTTTGTAGTCCTCGTTTTGATCTGCAAATGCTTTTAGGTAGTCAAACATACTCCACGCTTTGTTTCCGTTGTTTAGACTTATAATACAATCTAAGTGTTCTTTAACTTGTTTGGTGTCTACCCAATCTACTATGTAAGTAGGTACTGTTTTTTGTTTTAGTAGCTTCGCACTTTCTATTCTGTGGTGTCCCTCTAATACATCGCCTGTTACTGATGCTACTATTGGCATCATCCATCCATAGTCTATGAGTTTTGTCTTAAAGTTTTCAGCGTGATTAACTGTCATATCTCTATTGACTTTTGCATACTTTAATTTGTTGATTGGGTAATTTGGTTTAAATTTTCCTTTTTTAAGTGTTTCCATTGTTTTTATATTTAGTTATTAATTATTATTCTGTGCCTGATATTATTTGATCGTGTGGTAGTCTATTGCGATTGTATTGGTCTATGTACCATTCCTCGCCTCTGTCTCCCTCTATTTCTTTTTGGAGATGCGCAAGGCTGCGCCAAGCTATTTTTGCTGAGTGGCGTACCCCATCAATGTCGTGCATACCATTTTCCATTAGGTGTCGCATAAGTGCATCTAAGTCATCTGAGCTTTTTTCTCTATCCCAATGTATCTCCTCGTCAGGATGATGTTGTTTACTTCCTATGTAGCTTACTCTTGCTACTTCGCATAATGCATCAGGAAAGTATTTTATAAGTCCTTTATACAAGGGTATCTGTTTTCTCTTTTGTTTGTTCTTTTCCATCTATATCTTTTAAGGGTAATGTATCTACTATTCTAAGGAGCTTCTTTAAGTCCTTTGATTTTGTGTAGTCTATTATGTGGTTTATTAATGCTCGTCTTAATTTTGATTTGTTTCTTAGTCTAAGAAGTGCTATGTCAAAATACTTATCTATTTTAGGATTGTATCTTCTGTGCATCTCAAAAGCATTTAAACTATATATAGCTGTTGCGTGATCGTAATGCTTTCCTTTAGACTCGTAAAAATCTTTTATATCTTTAAACTTCATATTACAATGATGTCTCAACATAAACGTCAATAAAGACCTCATCTCTACATACTTTCTTTTTCTACTATTTTTAAATACATCGATTCCTGATATATCTATAATGTCCTCTGCTATTTTATTTGCCTCTTTCATAAATTCTTTCATTAATTATTTCACAATATTTATTATCTATTTCATAACTGATAGTATCATAACCTAAATCATAAGCTACTTTACTTGTTGTACCACTTCCTGCAAATACATCAATAATAATTTGATTTTCTTTTGCTGTAGTTTTTATAATTTTACTGATCAGCTCTTCAGGTATTTGACAAGGGTGTTCTGTCTTTTCCTTGCTAACATTTTTGACCTGATTTATATTCCACCAATCATAAAGTTTTGCACCTGTTTTACCCTCTGCTATTCTTTTTTGAATTCGCTTGTCGTTTAGATTTTTATAAGGTTGTCTTACTTTTCTAAAGTCAGGTTTGCATCCCCACCAACTGATTAATCTACTTTGTTTTCCTGTGTTGCTATTATAAACCCAACAGACTACTTGTTCACATTTTACACCTATAGCTTTAGGTAAAAGATTAATTGTTTCTTCCGGGTAATGAATAATAACACAAGGTAGAGGTATTTTAGATAACAAATCTATATAGTCATCTTCTGAAATTCTATCTTTATATCCGTTATAATGATAACCTTGATTGTAAGGAGGATCTGTAATTGTCAATCCTTTTGGTATTTTACAATCTCTAAAATCCTGATTTATTATTTGTATCACAATGTTCCTTTTATGCAGTAACTATCAATGTCAACCCCATTTATAAAAAATGTCTCAAAAGTTTCTATTGCTTTTGTTACCTTTTCTTTTCCTGAATTATAAAACTCCTCACTTACATCATAGATACCAATATCTAGTGAGCCTTTGTCTATAGCTGCAAACTGAAATTGGTCATACGTTTTATTAAATAATTCACAATAGAGATACACTTGCACATCATATCCATACTTATAACTTTGATATTTAAAACCTTTTATATCACTACAAGTTTTTAAATCGCACAATCTGTAAGAATCTAATACATCTGCTTTACCTCTAAATGGGTAGCCTTGTATCATACCTATTGCAGGTACTTCAAACTCGCAATTCGTTATTAGTTGTAATGCGTGTTCGTTTCTTAGAAAGGCATCAGCTAATCTTTCTGCATCTCTTTTTTGTTTTATTGTAAATACCTTTCCGTGTTCTTCTTTTGGCTAACTTATAAGCCTTAGAGTTTTTAGATTGTACATCTACAAATATTTGTTTCTCAAATACATTTGGTTCAAGTATTGCGGTATGAAATAACCATCCTGCATCTAAAGCATTTGATTCTTGCGATCCGTATTGTGTAACATATTTGTATTTCTTAGGACTATCTAAGAGTAGTTTAATTGATGAGGAGCTGAGTGCAGCTTTACCTAAGTAACCATAGTAAAACTCATCATCTTTCATCAGCTCTAGTATTTCATCGTGTCTAAATGTTTCTCCGTTTAAGAGTTGAATATTATCCATAGTAAAGTAAGTATTATGCCTAAGTAACTAAATGCTACGGCTTTGTATTTTGTTTTCGTAATTTTTCATTTTCTTTTTCTGATTTTCTTGCTCTCTCAATAGCTCTGTTTCTTGACAGTCTATATTCTGAGATTGCTTTTTTATAAAGTCGTTTGTTGTTAATGTTTTCTTGGAAATAAAAAGTGAGCCTAGATATAGCATCTGCCATTTCCTCAAGCTCACTTGTTTTTTTCTTGTTGTATTCTTTTAGGATTGTACTAGCTAAGAAACTAATATCTCCCCAAATTTCCATATCCTTAAGGTTGTCTATCTTTTTCATATTATACAAATATCCAAAGTGACGCCCAAAGTAAGGCAAATACTGATACTACAAAAATAAATTCTCCAATAAGTTTTAAAGTCTTTTTCATTTGTTAAAGTGTTTGTATAGTTCTTCTGAATGATTATACGCTTCTTGAGCTGATTCTTTTATTGATAAGTCTTTAGTGTTTCTCATAATAAACTTGAGTAACCCTTGTACTTTTCCAAATTTTCCTGCTTGATGTACATTCATAATTATTAGTTTTATGCTAATATACAAATAATACCGATATAAACAAATGTTAATTAAATTTATTTAAATTTATTCTGTGTGCATCTGATTCTTTAAAGAGATAACATTCTTTGTTACTTCGCTTCTTAGTCCACAAAGTAGTGTCAGGACAATACAGCTCTACAGATTTTGGTTTAGGTAAGTCGTTTAGCCAGAAAAGATAATTACCTTTAGGATCGTTAACAAAGTACAAAGCTATAGCATCTTCCTCTAAAAGTTTATCATACTTGTATTTTTCTATCATTTTTTCCTGGTAATACTTTTTACGAAACTTCATCTCTATTACACATTGTACACCTTTAGGAGTAGTACCTATACAATCAAAATGCTCAAAGCCATTACCACAATGCTCAAGATTCCACCCATCTAAATTAAGTAGAGTTACTACTGCTTTTTCAAACTGATGTACTTTTTTTAAATTCATACAAGTTTATTTAGATCTGCTATCCATCTTCTGTATATAGCTCCATTACAAGTACAAGGCTCATTATATTTATGATTATAATATTTAGCGTGTAGTTCTGCAACAAGCTGTATTTGTTGTTTATCTAATTCGTTTTGTTTAGGTCGATTAGTAAAGTCTAACCATCTTTCCTTATCTTCTTCTACCATAGCTTTACTTTATTTGCTTTATCTTTTCGCTTGTCGCAGCCACAATCATCTCCCCAAATCTTTTTAACTATCCACTTAATCCCTGTGTATATTGTTATCTTTTCTATTAAGTCTCCAAGTCCCATTCTATTTTTTCTTTTATTAATCTTTTAACACCTTTTACTGTATTATATAACGAGTAATATGAAATGTTAGTTAGCTTGCTTACTTCTGCTATACTCTTTTCTCTAGTAAGCTCCCACACCTTTCTATCATACCAATATAACTCATCTAGTATTTTATTGTATTCTCTTATTTTTTTTGGTACATCTTTTTCTTTATACTCCTCTTCTTCTTTTATATACTTTTCTAAATACTCAATGTTTACTTTTTGTATCTTCGCTTCTTTACGACAAGTATCATAGAACAAAGACTTTAATGTTCTGTAGATATAAAACTTATTTATGTCATCATCAAAGGTTATATCAAGACCAGAATTAATAAGAGTGTTTACTTTGAGATACATATTTTGTACAACATCTTCTGCCTCTGATGGTTTACAACCAAAAGATATTACTTGTCTAACCCAAGTCTTATGATGTTTAGCTATTTTTTCTAGTATCGTCAATTTGTAATTGTTTCTTAGTTCTATACTTTATTAAATTTTTACCACCTACTTGAAAGCCTACATTGTTTAGTATTGACTTAAATAGTATTGGTGATTCGTGGCTTGTAGGTTTATAGCCTAAAGACATTTCTTTTACTTTGGCTACATACAACCTTGTGTACATCCAAGCATCAGGACTAGCAATGTACCTATGGCAAATAAGAAAGTCATCACACCTGTTACCATTTACAGCTCCA